TCAGAGTAGAACACCTTTAATCTATCATATGCATCACGATTTGAAGCATACGTTCCATAAGCATGCCCTATTATTGATAACATCGTATCCACTACATCTCTTGACCTTGTTACCCGGCCCCAAACAGCTCGAATAACAAACTCACGGGACTCACGAAAAGGCAAAAAAAAAGGCTGCCCAGGTGACTTCTCCTGATTTTCTACCATTTGATGCTTCAGAAAAGTACAACCATATTGAGTAACCCAACCAGCGGAAACTTTAGAAGCAAACGAAACACCATCTTTCATGTCACGCACCAAAACCCTAAAGTGCTTCCACATAAAATCCACAAAAGCAGCTCCAGAAAAATACACAGAGCCTTTTCCTAATCCTTTTCGGTACAAATGATCATCACCATACACAATCAAAGCCATCAAAGTAAGCAAATCCATTTCTAACTCCTCTTGATCCTCTACTGCTGCTGTGTGTACTTGCCACACACAAAAAAGGATTATGTACATTGCCATAATCCATGAGTCCATATGAGAGGTATTAAAAGCCCCAGACGGCACTCCTCCTTTCACCGCCCCCCAAATCGTACCCAACAGCTGCGTAAGACGCACAATCATATTTTTCAACAAGAACTTAACTACCTTCTCGAAGCACTCATAATCAGGACTCTGTGGATCCACAAAATTCGACATCGATGACCAATACAAATTCGTCCACAATTCAGCAACTGTCTGATCAAAAAGCTTGGCATCTCCCTCCACTAACTCCGGACTCCAACAATTTGTCAAATCAATCCCAAGACACCTCGCCAAAGAATCCGCTCCTCCATGCGACCATCTATGGCCAATACGAATCACCCATCCTCGTTCTCGCATATGTCGAATGTGCGAAACCATTCGCTCCATCAATATATAGAGCGAACAAGGGATGTTAAAAACTCGTAACTTTTCCTCAAATTTCTGCCAAGTTTCTTCAGCCCATTGTTTCCCAAAGTCCATAAAGTTTTCATCTTTTGGCGGAACAACCCAAGGAATATTTGGTTCTCCTCCGGTACGAAGAAAACGAATAATAGCCGC